AAAAATTTTTGAGACATAAAATAATTCTCTATTTGGAATTTGTTCCAATAGAACTAAGTCGTAATCTAGATCAGACTTCTGATCAGGATAAAGCCCATAACCTCCTAAATAGGGAGGAAGTATCATTTCAAACTCAGGCATTAGCTCAAGGGTTTTCTCAAATTCGGAACCGATTTCAGTCCTGATAATTTCATATATTCCTTCCCAAAAGGAGAAGGATAAGCGATTATTTACTCTAGTAGAGTAAACTTTATTCTTGAACTCCATGAAATTCTTGGAGAAAAATACATCTAGACACGTCATCGTGTCTCGTAAAAGTTTATCGTAGTAGAAATCTACTCCGGAATCTAAATAGTATTCCTCGAGGAATACGAATGATTTAGAACAGATAGACTTATGTCTACTCATAGGTATACCAAGTGATTCGTACGTACGGATCACGTTATTTAAAAAAATCACGTTGTTTTCACGTGAGTTTACTTCTTCAGGACATACGATAACGCTGTCATCAGAGAAGAATATTCCGTCACATGACAGAATATTTGCAATTGTCATATTCACTACTGTGAATAAGTTATTAAGCATTCCAAGGCCCATGCCTCTTTTTATATTATAAGGATTATCGTCAACGTAGACGATAGTGTTTCTTAATCGTTCATACACAGGCATGAAATTGAATTTAAATTTCTCTGTCAATTCTTCACAGATTATTAGTACTAAGTCATGGTTTAATGTTAAGCCAGATTTCTTTATATCCACCATCACTTTAAAGCGATCGTGTTGTCTTTCGATTCGATTTATTTTCTTATCAAGATCATCGTCTCCCGTGATTCCAAAACACGGGTGTTCTCTAAATATGTTTCCAATAATAGAATCATAGTAGCTATTGCAATATTTCGTATCTATATCGCATATCCACGCGTCTCTCACGTTAGCGGGAGAGACTTGAACTAGAGACCTCTTATAAATTGGTCTCTTATTTTTAAGAAACTGCCAATTGACAATTCTTTCTATATTTTTCCTAACGTTGACTCTTACGTTAGTAGTTTTACTAGGCCTCTTGCAATGCATTGGGTCATATGAACTCTTGTCAGATACATTCTGTACAAGTTCGAAAAGAGTCGGTTCAACTATGCTGTCCGAATTCAAACTTGAGATAATTTCTTTGAAACTTTCTCTAAATAATTCCAGTGCGTTCTCATGAACTCCTGTAGGTTCACTTTGTGTGACAAAAAAGTCTTCACATTCTTCGGTCCAGTTGATTAGGAAATCCTCT